ATCTCTTTAAGACTGCTACTCCTGGTTACGCCATGAGTGTGCAACGTGGAGGTAAATAACAATGGGCCAAGGCCAAACATCTTACACTGGAAAAGAATTAGCCAATGCTGCACGTTCGATTGTTCGCTTTCAGCAATCCCTTTTACCGAAAAGCACATCAAAACAACATTGCCACAAATTGCTGTTAGACAAATGGTACGTCCAGGTTGACAATAGCGGAGCGCGGTTACTTGTTATCACTACGGAATGTTGCACCAACAATGTAGCCTCATTTACTGAGCTTTTATAGAAAGAGGTGTCAAATGATAAACCGTGAAATTCACATGATCGTACCTGAACGCATGGCTAAAGAGATTAACCGAGTATCCACCGAAATGGGGTTTATGGATGCAGAAACTTTAGTATTCAACGCAATTTCAAAGTACCTCAATGACTATTATGAATTTAAACTGGAAGAAAGGGAGTCATGAGTCCCTGGTTTTGGTTCGGGTTTGCGCTGTCAGTGCTTTACTATACGTGTTAACAACGGAGGCAGACCGTGTTAACCATCGACGAAAAGAAAGCCTACGCAAAGGCTGTGCTAAACGCTGTGACGGGCTCGTTACTCAAACGTCCGGCAGAAGTGAAGCAGGATAGCGCCACACCCCATCGGCCAGTATCCGGCTTGCAGAAAACGGACTGGCAGAAAGGCAAGGCGTAGCTATGAGCATGGAGCTTGAAATCACGGTCAAGGGACACTTGTATTCCGCTGAGTGTAAGCGATGTGGAGCGACGTTGTATACGCACGAATGGGCATACGTGGATCATAACGAGCGTAGGGACGCTATGCAAGCCGGAACATTGGCATGTTACGAATGTCGCGTTGGTAGGGCCGATCCTGACACGTTTCAATTCTTAGGAAAATCTTGGTATGCTGGTCGCTATTCGATGCCCGGTTATCTCGATTGCACGGACTGGCATTATGACCGCAATCTCAAACGCCTTGAACGGAATTTGAGAGACTTTTACGGAGACTTTTACGGCGAAAGTGAGGATTGAGCCATGTATCAACCGAAGACTGGTCAACGCTGTGGATGCAAACCGGGGATATACCGCGATAACTGTCCCCAGTGTGAAGGAACAGGCTGGGTTATCGATTTCCGCGCAATTCGTGAAGCGAACATCGAGAAGAAAGGAGCCTAGCATGGTTGTAGAAATTAAGCTAACAAAATCCGAATGCAGTAAGATTTGCGAAGCTTTGCAACGTGCTTGCGAAGACTTGCAGGACAAGCTAGATCACTCTCATTTCGATGATTATACAGCGGATGAAGAAAGGGAAATACGCCGTAAGATTCGGCAGTACACCAAATTGGAAGTGAAACTTGGAACAGCGTCCAGCTTAACCCAGGAAGGAGCGTAAATCATGAGCGGAGAAGGTGAACGTTACAACGGATGGGCAAATTATGAAACATGGTGTGTCAACCTTTGGTTAACAAACGATCAAGGTAGCTATAACCATTGGCGCGAGCGAGCGCAAGCGGCATTCGACGAGACCGGGGACAAGCACCCGAATGAGTTTGCGAACCATGAGCAGAACGCTAGAATTCGACTCGCGGATGAATTGAAAGAAGATTTGGACGAGGGCGCAGGACAGTTTTTACCGGAACAGCTTGGTGTATACCATGACCTGCTTAACCATGCGTTAGGCCGTGTGGAATGGTTTGAAATTGCGGATGCGTTCCTGGAAGACGTAGACAAAAGCGGAGGCAACAATGTCTAAGCATACTCCTGGTCCGTGGATAGCAAGAGGCACTACCGTATGGGCAGAAGTAGACACAAGGCAACCAATGGGCGGTATTAGTGTAGTAGCTACTACTCTTACTGGCAACAATGACGAGAACGATGAAGCAAACGCACGTTTGATCGCTGCCGCTCCTGATTTGCTGGCAGCATGTAAATTGGCGTGTGAAGTGCTGCGGGCTAAAGGAGAAATGAATATCGCTCTTCACTGCGAATTGGCAATTGAGAAAGCAAGGGAGAAGGACTACGAAATATGACCATTGACGTGTGCTGTCTCGTGCTAACGCTACTCTCTGCGAATCTCTCGGATTTGTCGCAGACCGCGCACTTTACCGCGAGGCAGTACGAGTCCGTGACTCCGGTACGTAGTCCATCCGGTCAAGTCTTGCGTTATCAAGTTACTCGGCATGACTACCCGGAGAATGATCCATTTGCACGACCTTTGGTACGGAGCCGGACGGCCTACGGAGAGATCGCAGCCGGCATAGTGGCAGTGGTGGCAGCACAGCGGCTAGAGCGGTGGAATAATTGGCAAGCGAAAGCTGTTATGCTGACATGGACAGTGTTACATGTGCGAGCGGTGGCACTGAACAAAGAACGATGGCCGGATGTGCCGGTAGCGGTGGTGTTTCCAGTGGTGACGGCGACATGGTAAACATACATCATAGAATGGCAGAATTAAGGAAACGCTTACTGTTTACTGCCGCGTTGTTGCATCTTCCCAGCATACAGGAAGACACAGAACACTGGTTAGTGGGGCGATTCAAGGAAATTAAAGCTGAGTTGCGAGCCCTGAAAAAGCGGTTTGGCAACGTCGAGGGCGGGGAAGCCTTGAAAGGGTGACAGCATGAGTTATTGGCGCGAGTCGTGGCCGGTTGCATTGGCGTCAGCGGTGGCGGTGGCACTGGCACAGTGGTTCGAGCGGTTGGTGCAATAGTGGCCTGGTTTATTATCGGCTGTGCAACAGGAGCCGCATTCGGGTTTGTTTGTGGCATGGAGGTTGCACGATTTCTCTTGACAGTGCTGTCAGGGATGTGATATAGTACTGTCACAGCGAAAGGAAACAGCGTGCAGTGTCCCAAGTGCGGTGGCAGTGCCTACGGGTGGGTGTCGGACGTTATCTATGAGTTTGCAACAGAAGGCGCTGGGGAACGGTTGGACGGGCATTGGAAGTGTGTCAATTGCGGATTTGTCGAGTACCCGAAGCCTCCGAAGTCAGAGCAGGTCGGGGGAGCAACAGCAATCCCGACGTTTCGGAATGGTGGTATCCCCCTGTCGGACTACGATTTCGGGGGATCTGAAGTGATTGTGAAGCGTGAAGGTGAGAAGGAGGGATCGTGACATGGCGATTACGAAGAAGCAAGCGTCAAAATTGAAGTGTATGGCATTGCTGGACCTGGCGCAAGCTGGGGATAAGAATGCCCAAGAAGAGATCTACGAAAGGGCAAGAAATTGGGACACCTGCGCTGTTGGTGAGCAGGCTATGAAATTGAAGGTTGATCCGAAGGAGCTTTATCAGCGCGATCCTAAGATTGCTAGTTGCAGTGGAATTTTTGATCCTACAACACAGTTAGAGCATCTTGGTATGCGCTTTTTTGATGAAGTAGACTATTATTTTTATGGCAAAGCAAAGCGCACCTATCGCGCCATCGAGCGGAGGGTAAAGCAGCTGTTCGGGACGAAAGCGAAGCGGCAGAAGCTGGGATTAGAAGCATAAGTAGTCACACATCCGGCATGTGACCGGAAGCAGAGACTACAACGCAAGCGAGGCGGGAACACGCGGTCGAGCAGGAAGTACGCTCATGGGAGGTAGGTACTTTGTACGGTGATGCAGCACGCTACTACATGGGGATAGATATGGCGGTTAACCCCAGCGAGATGACCGCTATAGAAGTAGAAGAAGTACGACGAGAAATGCGGCGTGCGGTTAATTGTTACTTAAATCGTGGCATACTTACTCTGGATTCTGTGCGTCTGCCAGTTACCTTGTACGAGGAAGGAGCGGAAGCACACAGTACTGGACGCCGGTTGCGGGACTTGGTAGACGGAGGGTTGTTGCAAGATTCGGCCACTCCCCGGCTGCCGGCAGGGACATCTACCTTGCGGTGGGTTGAAAACTGGGCGCAGGAGCACGCAATACGTACCGCGGCACCATCAATTGTGAGAAAGTTGCAGCGTAGATTAGATGGAGCGGTCTAATGTACAACATCTCTCAAGAATTGATGGATAAGATTCTGGATGTGCTCAGTTGTCATATGTTTGAGTCTGTTGATGCAGAATTTGGGTTGTACGAAAGCTATAATAACGATGATGTCATTGGGCTGATTCATGAGCTGGAACGAGTGAAAAAGAGTGGACAAAGGGAAACTGAGTGACGGAGCTAAACACATACAGCAAGCTTGGACGAGCGGATCAGAGGCCGACGTACGCCGTGCAATCGCTACGCTTGAGCAGGCAATCGGGGAAGACAGTACTCACGCGGCTATTCCTATATATCGCGTTAATGAACTCCCTCCTGAAGGTCTTAAAAAGCCGTTCCTCAGTACCGGCCTAGACTGGTACGACGAAATTCTTGGTGGTGGTCTGCGCCAAGAAGAGCTAATGATCATCGGCGGAGTGCCTCACCAGGGGAAGACACACTTCATGGTCTTCACGGCGAGCTGTTACCTGAATCAGGGAGCCACCATCCTGCATTTCAATGGCGAGGATCTGGTAGGTGACGTACTGGAAATCTATGAGAAGGCTTCGACGCTGGATCAGCGGCCGGAGAATTTGTACGTGGCCGATGTTCAGGATCAGAGCTTTAGTATTGCGTCGATAGACGCCACGATTGGCGAGCTGGCGAAGACAGCGCCGCCTGACTTCGTGGTAGTGGATTACTTGGACCTGATTACTGGTAGCGGGCATGAGGCCGATTGGCTGGATGTGAGCTACACCACAAAAGCCCTGCGTGGCCTGGCGAAGAAGTACCAGACTACGGTGATTACCGGCACGCAGCTGAATTATCCGCCCGATGCTCAAGGCCGGCAGCGGAGTAGCTTTCGACGCTCGGCCATGACGCGGTTGTATCGTAGTCGAGTCGGCAAATCGTCTCACGCAGACGTGATGCTGTTGCTGGTAGAGAACCACGACACGTACTACCAGCTGGAGCTGGGCAAGGGGAAGGGCCGGAGGATTAAGCATCGGTATAGCGCATGGGAATGTAATTTTGACACCATGCAGATTGAAGGACAGGTGGAACGTGACGTGTAGCTGCCGTAGAGAGAGCTATTGGTCAGAGTTTAGCCGAGACGGTAATAAGCTGATGAAGTGCTTTGGTTGCGGCTCGGTGTGGGAAGCAGAGGAATCAGAGCACTCGATGCGGGTGGCTGGAGAGTGGCGAGGGCTGCCACCCACAAAACAGTTTGTGGCTGATGACGAGTGGGCAAATCTGCAACCGTGGCCTGTTCCGATGACGACGATACTGCAGCATAGAATTGGTTGGTGCTTACCTGATGTGTTATCTGCTACGTATCCGGAGCTTGAACGGTTCATTGGTGATTGTTGGTACCTGATTCTTCCCGTCTACGACGAGCAGCAACAGTGCAAATGGTTCGTGGCTCGGGCAATGGGTGACGCCCCTCGCCCCTATCTTAATCCGCCCGGCCCTCGGCACCATTGGATCAGCTGGGCGCTGGGGCCGAAGAAGTACGGCAAGGTCGTACTCTGTGAAGGCATCGGAGACGCAGCCTACATTTCGCAATGGGCTGATAGCGTGGGCTTGTGTGGTAGGCACTACAACGGTAGTCTCAATGCTCAATTGGCAGGCCGGGATGTGGTGATTGCGCTGGACGGAGATTTGCCCGGCTTTGCCGGCTCGGTGGAGATTGCGGAGCAGTTGTCCACCGTAGCAAAGACGGTAAAGATTTATAGCGTAGACGGGAAAGACCCCACGGATTTTAGCGAAGCGCAGGTGCAGGAGATGCTTAGTTAACTGCGAGTAAGTCAGTCTGGTAGACGACCTGGCTTGGAACCAGGAGGCCGCAGGTTCAAATCCTGCCTCGCAGACCATTTTAGGAGAAAAACGGATGGATACTCTTCAAGGAAAGGTAGTGCCGATTAAGCTGTGGGCTCCTGTGTATGAAGTGGAGTTACAGGCACTTGATCAGTTGAAGAACATCGCTGCGTTGCCGTGGGCGTATCACCACGTTGCAGTCATGCCAGATGTGCATTACGGGAAGGGTGCTACCGTTGGCTCCGTCATTGCGATGAAGAACGCCATAAGCCCCGCAGCCGTGGGCGTGGACATTGGATGCGGCATGGCGGCGGTGAAGACCTCCCTGACGGCCGCACAGCTTCCAGATACCCTCTCTGCCTTGCGCGCTGAGATAGAGGCGACCATTCCGGTAGGGTTCAGTGACCATCCCGATCCCGTCCATAGCGGGGCGGACCTGTTTGAGACCTTCGAGTGCTTAGCGCGTGAGGTCCAGGATCTGGAAGGCCGGGCACGGCGCCAGCTCGGGACGCTCGGGGGCGGGAATCACTTCATTGAGGTATGCCTGGATACCCACGACACGGTGTGGATCATGCTGCACTCGGGGTCACGCAACATCGGCAAAACGCTGGCCGAGATCCATATTGAGACTGCCAAGACGCTCGCACACAATCATGACCTGCCCGATCGAGACCTCGCCGTGTTCTTGGCTGGCACGCCAGAAATGGCCGCGTACCGCCATGATCTGCTGTGGGCACAGCGGTATGCGTACCTGAACCGGTCGGTGATGCTGGCGCGTCTTATGGCCGTGGTCAGCGCGGCGTTTCATGGCCTGATGGTTAACTTCGATCCGCCGATTCAGTGCCACCACAACTATGTCTCGGAGGAAGTCCATTTCGGGGAAGAAGTCTTCGTCACCCGGAAGGGTGCGATCAGCGCCCGAGAAGGCGAATTCGGCATTATCCCGGGCTCAATGGGTACCTCGTCGTTCATTGTGCGCGGTCTCGGCAATCCCGAGTCGTTCTGCTCTGCGTCGCATGGGGCCGGGCGAAAGATGTCTCGTGGGCAGGCCAAGCGATCGTTCACCATCGACGATCTGGCAGCCCAGACCCATGGGGTCGAGTGCCGTAAGGATGCTGCTGTGCTTGACGAGATTCCTGGTGCTTACAAACCGATTGAATCAGTTATTCAGCAGCAAGAGGATCTAGTCAAAATAGTCACGCAATTGCGACAGGTGCTGTGTGTCAAAGGCTAAGAAGCCATTGAAGATTCCCGGCTGTGCAAGTTGCCCTTGGGGTGTACAGAAGGAGAAGCAGTTTGTTGAGCCGTTTGATGACCCTGAGATGGCCCCTAACATCATTCTGTTGGTGACGCAGCCGTTGACGCAGAATGAGCTGGACACGTTGCAGCAGGTGTGTGACGGGCTTGACATTACTCCGGTGATCGTAGCTGCGGCGAATTGCCGCAATCGGTACAAGCCGGATTTGCCGGTGATCAAAGAATGCCGGGAAGCGTACGTCAACCCGCTGCTACTGCAATACCCGACTCTGCCGATTGTGACGATTGGCGAGGAAGCTGTTAGCTCGCTCTATGGCGGCGTGCGGAAGCTGGAAGGCAAGGGTGGGCTGCTGTACAAAGCCCGCATGAAGGATCAGCACCTTGTTCAGCATACGTATGGCATCAGCCAATGGCAGTTTGATGAGAAGCGAGAGCACGCACGAGTAGTACTAGAGACGGTGCTGCGCCCATTTCAGTATGAGTTACCAGATCGAAAGTTTATTGTGCCGGGGCTGCCTATGGATCAGTATTTAATCGAGCTGTTTCAACAGCCGGCCATTGGTTTGGATATTGAAATCGACGTGCCTAAAGATGCTCGTGATCGGGATGAGCAGTTTGTCTATCCTTACGAGGGCGGCAAGCTAGCCATGCTCGGGCTGACGGACGGAACGTGGTTCTGTTTGATTCCTGAGTTACATCCGTCCGATCATCCCGGCTTCTATTCCCTGCTGAAGAAGTTGGCTGCTGAATATACTGGCGTTATCTATGGCCACAACATCAAGGGCGACGTGGTGTTCCTCGGAGCTGAAGGCATCGAGTTTCCAAAAGCCACGTTTCACGACACGTATTTGTGGCATACGACGCAGCCGAAGCGGAGTCGTCATAGTGTTGGCTTGAAGTGGCTGGCAAAGTCAATGTACGGAGCCTCAGCATATGAAGCCAAGGTGCATACGGAGTGGGATCGAGGCATCTTATCCAGTCAAATGCCGGAGCTGATTGAACCGTACTTGACGCTGGATTTGATGTATCACTATGCCCTATTCAGGGATCAGCAGAAGGAAGAGCATCCGTCATCAAGCTTTCAGCTGGCAATGGATTATCTGCCGGCAATCCGCGACACGGAGCTGAACGGTATTGCGGTTGATCCGGCAGCACTTGATAACAAGATCGCAGAGCTGGAGACGTATGCAGCAGTAAAAGAGAAGGAGCTGCAGGAGCTGGCTTGGCGTTACAAGGCTGACTTCTTACATATCGCCACGGCGCAAATCAAGTCGAAAGATCCGTCGAAGTTGCCGAAGAAGCAGGCTGACTTTGTGGCTCGATTTGAGGAAGCAGGGATTAACGTCGATAGCCCTCAGCAGATGAAGGCGCTATTTCATGCGATGGGCTTTGATGTTGATGCGACAAATGAGCAGGTGTTGGGCGAGATCCAAGACAAGTGTCCGGCTGCGAAGTTGCTGCTCGAAGTCAAGAGCACGCATAAGAAGCTGAATACGAATTGCTACGAGTACCGGCGCAAGATTTGGCATCCTGACGGTGACGGACTGATTCATGCTCACTACCAGGTGTCAGGGGCAGAGACAACTAGGCTGCGATGTAAGCAGCCGAACATGCAGAATGTGGAGAAACCGCTACGTGGACTATTTACTTCTCGTTATATCGGCGGTAAGTTGCTTGTCAGCGACTTGTCTGCCATCGAGTACCGCATCATTTCCCATCTCAGTGCAGATCCGAAACTTTGTCAGCTTTTTATTGATGGTGTCGATATCCATAGGGACGCTGCTGCTCGTGTATTTGGCATCCGGCCTGAGCAAGTGACGCCGGAGCAACGGAAGATCGGCAAGACGTTTAACTTTGCCGGCGTGTACGGAGCTGGGCCAGAGAAGCTATTTGCAGTAGCGGGGAAGGAGGATTGGAGGCTGTACCATAAGGTGCAGAATCTCTACCCCGGCGTTAGCCGCTGGAAAGAGCATGTGCTGCAGAAGTTACACTCGACTGGTGAGATCGAGAATCCGTTTGGCCAGTGGTGGGAGTTTGATCAGGCAATTACGCCGGCCATCGAGCGAGAGGCGATCAATCGTATCGTGCAGTCAGCCGGGCATTCGATTCTGGTGATTTACCGGCTGGCAGTGCAGGACGAGTATAAGCGGCTTGTGTGGCATCGGGGGCTTCCGCTGATGGTGCAAGAGGGACACGATGCGTTTATAGATGATGTGGCTCCGAAGGATGACGCAATTGCACTTGCAGCTGTTGAGCGGGTAGCTGGTAATTTGAATGGGCTGATCAAGGCAGCTTTTGGCGTGGATATGGCAGTGCCGATTACAGCAGAGGTAGCAGTGCTGGATAGGTGGGAATAAAGCTGTTATAGTGACTGTTAAACGAGTAGAGAATATCAGCATAAAGCAGTAAGCCCGCTTCCGTATTATAAACTAACGCCAGTGTCAGACCCCGGGTACGCTGACACTTTGATGCGGAAGAGCCGACAAATAGCAGGTGGCCGTGGCGTATCAGCCTGCTCAAATCGGAGTGCCTGTCACGAGGCGAGCGTTCCCTTATAGGACGCCGGAAGTGGGCTTAAATTTTAGGAGTGCTGGTAAAAAAGCTTAGCTGGGGCCAATAGCTGAAGGACGCAAGGACCGCTGGCGGCTCCCAGCAACAACCTAGACCCTGCTCAGGTGGCAGGGTTTTTTATTACTTGAAGGAGGCGTAATGGGACGAGAAGCTAAAGCTGTGAAAGATCGAAAGTGTGATCATTGCACTGAAGTGTTCCAATTCACTGCTAAGGAAATCAAGGACCATGCGTTGTTATGCGGAAAGGAGAAGAAATAGATGGAGAAAGTAGACAAGAATGCGCTGGCTCGGGCGCAGCGGCAGTTTTACAACGAGTACGCCTCGGCACTGGCAGATCCTAACCGCCCTGTGCCGACAGCGAATGAAGTAGCGGATATGTTCATTAAGGCTGAAATGGACCATCTTGGAGGAAAGGGGTAAACCATGCCGTGTGATAACACGGAAACTGTGAAGCCGGGGCAGATTTTTGTGGATGAAAATAACGAGCACTATATTGTTGTAAACGCCGGATCTCCGTTAAATGGCACAGACGTAATGTACATTTTAGCGGATTTGGATGGGGTGTCGTCGTACTTCTCTTCTAGGGGGTCTTTGGAGCAGGTTACTAGATGTGTAATCAGCCATAACCTGCGCCGGGTTATTGGTAGGCTTGTCGTTGAACATGTTGTAACTACTAAGTCGGAGGCTAAATCGTATGCAGTTTGACAAGCAAGAGCATCAAGAATTGGCGTTGCAGATGATCGACTCGGTGAATGTGCCGGGTAAGTTAATTGACCTGGTACATGAGTATCGGCAGGCGGTGCTAAATGCCGACATTCGGAATACGAAGGAAGCTGCTGCTGAGCAGGCTCCGCGTCCAGTGGGCCGGCCTCGGAAGCAGACGTTGCGAGATGTGACGGGGGCTCCCAAATACCCTACGCCGGATACGGCAGACACGGCTCAGGTGGAAGAGGCCGCTGCTCCTGCGACTGAGACTGCTGGACCTGCAGAAGCTCCGAAGCGGTCATGGCCGGCTCGGAAGCCTCGGGGGACGGCGTAATGCATCCTAAAATGCATTGCGATTCTGAAAACCGAAATCTCTACTATGTTCAGGATTCAGATAGGCCGTTGTTCGTTTTAGCTAAGACATACGAAGAGGCTCTAGACAAGTGGCGCGATGTTATTTGTAAGGAAAATGACTGCGGTATCAATGAGGTAGAGCCGCCGAATGGCATCTCACTTGTTGCTGAATACGATGAGGTACTGGTATGAACGGCAAAACAGTGATCTTGCTGAAGAATGGGATGAGGCTGATCATCAGTCCAAACGCGGATCAGCGATTGGTGCAATGGTTTCTGACTAGCCGTGAAGGCTAATTTTGGCAGGCTGACTGTCATTAACCGAGCTAAATCCAGCAAACGATGGCAAGCTCGTTATTGGTGTGAGTGTTCGTGCGGTGAGATCCTGATTGTTCTTGAGTACAACTTGCAGTCAGGCAACACTAAATCTTGTGGATGCTTACATCGGGAAGCTACAGCTACTAGAAGTTTTAAGCATGGTCAAAGCCAAAAAGGGAAAGGGAGCACATACCTTTCTTGGTATGCGATGAAGCAACGCTGTTTTAATCCTAAGCATGATGCTTATATTCATTACGGTGGGAGGGGGATTAGTGTCTGCGAACGCTGGATGTTGTTTGAAAACTTCTTAGCAGATATGGGCGAAAAGCCGTCTGTAGGCATGACGATAGATAGAATTAATGTAGATGGCAATTATGAGCCTGGCAATTGCCGATGGGCAACATGGAGTCAACAGGCGTATAACAAACGAAAGACAAGTAAGGAGGGATAAGCAGTGGGATTCAAAGTACGGAATAGCAAAGATGATCTTCACTTCTTTTTGAGAGAAGACGGACAGGATGTTGATTTGCTGGCAGAAACTTCCGATGGCACAGAGCATCTATTGTTGACATTGACCCCCGGAAGGTCGGTCAGACTGTGGCCTCGTGAAGTTGAATATCTGAAACAGTATGGATTGGTGTTTGATGGTGATAATACGCTGAGTATGGAGGTTGTTGAATAATGGCTTGGGGGAATGGTCGAAAGAGCTACAGTGGTGGCGGCAATCGTGGCGGTGGAGGCAGCAACTTCCGCCGTGGCGGGAATAGCGGCGGCGGCAAAAGCAACTTCAAAGGTCGTGGCCGGCAACAGCAACAGGAGCAGCAGGACCGTGAGTGGAAGAACATTACGGGCTTGTTCCCTGGCAAGAGTGGGCATTCGGTATTTATCAATGAAGAAATCTTGGAGTGCCTGCAAAGCCTGCAGGTGGGTGACATGCTGTACGTCGGGCAGCGTAAGAACAGCGACATGCTGAATCTCTCCGTCATGCTCTCAGATGGCAGCGAGCAGGGCGGCGGGAATGAAGGTAATTAAGGACAACTCTCTCCTTGTTCGCCAGCATTCTATTGCTAATTCTGGACACAGCCAATGGTGGTGCGAGTGTCACTGCGGAGAGTGGTTTATCGCGAGGTATACTCACATCAAATCAGGAGAAATAAAATCATGTGGGTGTCGCAGAAGGTTGGTCGCAACTAAAGAAGGTAGACGTAAGCTATTTAAGCATGGGCATAGTTTGCAGGGATCTTCTCCCTCTTCAACGTATCAATCGTGGCGCAGTATGGTGGCTCGTTGTACACAAGCTAAACGCCACGACTGGCATCATTACGGAGGTAGAGGCATTAAGGTCTGTGAGCGTTGGTTGCAGTTTGAAAACTTCCTGGCAGACATGGGCGAACGTCCTGCGGGTATGACGCTAGATCGCGTTAATGTCAATGGCAATTACGAGCCTAGCAACTGCCGATGGGCAACTAACCGTCAGCAGTCAGAGAACAAGAGAAAGAATGTTGCGTGAGGATTACAAAAGATAATGCGAGAGCTAACGAAATCTGGTCATTCGTCAAAGAAGCGTTCAGTAAGCCGAGGGAGCTGAAACCTGATGAAGTCCATGTATCTGAGCTTTTGGCACCACGGAAAGCTTATTGGGTGCGACTACTCGGGGAACGTGTCACTGACGAAATGGTGGGCCTTTTTGCGGCTGGTGAGGCGTGGCATCTTCTGTTTCAACATGTGTGCGGCATTGAGTATGCAGAGCAGAAGGTTAAGCATTGTGGAGTGGTCGGTACGCAAGACTTACGCCCGCCTGACGGTGAGTCTACAGAGCTAAAGACTTCCCGCAAGTACACTGTGCCGGAGGAATGCGAGCCCCGGTACGTGGATCAGATTACGGCGTACATGGCTATGGAAGATGCTCCAATCGGCCATGTGGTCGTGCTCTACACCAATTCAGGCAGACGCTGGGACGGCTCCAAGCCTTCAACGCTTGAGATCGTGTCGTGGCGCATCGAGTTAACGGCGCAAGAGCGTAAAGACATCCGGGATGCATTGGTTGCGGAGAAAGATAGGCTGCTCGATGCGGTTAACACGAAGCAGCCGACGAAAGTAGACCTGTGCCCGGATTGGATGTGCGCGAACATCTACAAGGGTGAAGTGCAGTCTGTGTGCCCGTTCTACGAAAATTGCAAACCGGAAGGACGCTATCCACTGAGAGTGCTGGTTGGAGAGCCAAAGCCGAAAGGTGCAAGCCGTGGCAGAAAGAAAGCTTAGCCCTGAGCGAGCGCAACGTCGAGACAGCATTAAAGAACGTATCTTGGCTGCCTATCGCTATGGCAAGCTCACAGTTGTCTTCACGGTCAAGGAGTTGTCTAAGCCGACACTGTATGGTGAGGCTGATATGGCGTCCAGCCGAGTCCTGATCAATCCTCGGCAATCCCTGGTGAAGATGATCGAAACACTGGTTCACGAGGCTATCCACTGCCTTGAACCAGGCTGGCACCACAACCGTGTATACGCGGTAGAGCAGGACGTGATGCGAATACTCACGCCGTATGAGCAGCAACATTTGATTCATTGGGCTGCTGATAATGGCTACTGGAAGGATTGCTAGATGTATTCAGAGTTGTATCTGTTTGCGGCAGTGCTCTTCGGCATTCTGCTGTTAGGTGCATGGCCGGGAGATGATCCCCCGGCTCGACCTGGAGAAGGTGATGAGTGGTTCTAAACCAAAGATTCTGTTTTTGGACATTGAGACGACGCCAAATAAAGGATACTTTTGGCGTCTCAAAGTCAACGGCGGGTACTTATCGCCTGAGAACATAGATGAAGAAGCGACGATCATTTGTGCAAGCTGGCTATGGTATGGCAGCTCAAAGGTTGAGTCTGTCTGCGTTGATCCGGCAAGCCCGAAAGATGACCGGCAGGTGACGCTGAAGCTGCATGAAGTGATGAGTCAAGCCGATGCTTGGTGCGCTCATAACGGAGACAACTTCGATATACGTTGGATTATGACTCAGTGTCTTATACATGGACTTCCGCCTCTTCCTCCGTGTGTGCAAATCGACACGAAGAAGATGGCAAAGAAGGTGTTTAACTTCAATAGCAACAGGCTGGTTTATCTGGCAGAGCGATTGAAAGTCGGCAAGAAACTGAAAACTGATTTCGACTTGTGGAAGGATTGCATCAGGGGTGATGAATTAGCTCTGCTGAAAATGCTGCGGTATAACCGACGAGACGTGGCATTGTTGCCGAGAGTGTACAAGAAGCTGGCTCCGTGGGTGCCTGCGCGGTTGAACGCTCGGCTGTTTCAGGAGCGTCCTGCGTGCGAGAATTGCGGCAGCCGGTCGCTTCAGTCTCGCGGGTTTACGTACACGACGCAGAACAAGTATCGCAGATTCCGATGCAATGATTGCGGCCACTGGTTCAGGGCGAGGAAAGGGGAGAAGAAGTAGATGGCTTCGCAAATTACAACAGAGACGTTGATGTCTGCTTTGAGCGAAGCTCTGCGTAGCACTATCAGCAAAGAGGCTGAGCGATTGCGGAAAGAAGCTATAACAAAATTTGAACGGGATTTGGAGGAAGCCACTGCAAGTATTGCAGGCCGTGTGTACTCTCAACTTGAATCACACATTGACGTGCTAACAGACTCTCGGGAAGTGCGAATGAGCCTGTTGTTTAAGAGAAAGTGAAGTAAATGAGTGTTCCAAGATACGTTTTGGACAACATAGGTATTCCGACAAGCCGAAAGTATCGGCAGACAAAACGCACGATTCTTAAGCAGGTAATAAAGCTGGTGGCTGATGATTTATTGCTTGGAGCTGCGTATACCCCTAAGACTGACTCGGGCCGAGGCGTGCTTGAAATTTTACACGACCTTGAAGAATTGAACGAGAAGTGGTCGCAAAAGGAGTGGGGTAAATGATAGGAGACATCAGGCTCAAGTGCTTCGTGGAGCCAGTTACTTTTTTTGATCCCACGTACAAGATCATATTCTATTCGGAAGTCGAAGGCATTTCTCGTAGTGTCGCTCAACCTTTGACGTTAACTGAATATAGACCGGGCCAACCGTATGTTCCTACGTTGCGATTAGATCCAGAGCAAGCGCAACGGTTGATGGATCAGCTTTACGAGGCTGGTATTCGTCCAACGCAGGGGTTGGGCTCTGTGGGCCAAATAGAAGCAGTCAGAGCACATTTGGCTGATATGCGGAAAATCGCATTTCAAGGATTGTGTATCAATGAAACCTAAAAGCGCAAAGGCCAAAGGTAGGCGGTTGCAACAGCATATTCGGGATCTAATTATCCAAGTGTTTAATTATGATCCTGAGTTGGTGAAGTGCGCCATCATGGGCGAGAAGGGCGTCGATGTTATGGCGCTGAACACGGTGCTGGCAGATCCGCTTCATGTGGCATTCGAGGCGAAAGCCGTGGAGTCGTTCTCACTCCCCGCCTGCTGGAAGCAGGCAGAGACGAATGCCAGAGCTGTAGGCCGGCGTCCAGTACTGGTAACACGGCGGAATAACAGTGAAGCATTGGCTGTTGTGACACTAGAACACTTGCTGACACTGATGTACCTGGCACGAAAGGGTGATGAATGGAAGCTGCAGAATTTAATGAATTACTAAACGAGTGCATCGAGCAGGATAAGAAGCTCGGGGAGACGAAAGGAGCCGATTACACAATTGGTAACTCTGACCGGCTTAACAACTTCAAAACCGTAGGCGAGCTGGTCTGCTGTCCGCACTGTCAGAAGCCGGTAGGCCCTCGGGCTGTGTGGGCAGTCTACGTGATGAAGCACATTCTGGCACTGCTGGCATGGGCGAAGACTGGCAAGGTGGAGTCTGAGGGACTGAAGAGCCGGGCATTTGACGTGCGCCTCTATATGCCTCTGGGACTAGGCATTGCGAAAGAGCAGGAGAGGCAGGAGAGTATTTTAGAATACGGCAGAACAGTGTCACTAGAACGCAGAGAAGGGCCTGCAGATCGTCGTATAAAATACGATTTTGAATACCATTGTTCCTTGAAGGGCGGCGGTAGGCGTTTTTCATTTCCTTCATGGGGCCGTCGTAGCACAGATATTCGACCTGATGGGTATGGTGAAGTATGAACTGGTTTCTGGTGGCATCAGTACTACTCTACATCGGTGGAGCTGTGTATGAAGGGCTGCGTGGTTCTGTGTGGGTAGCTGCACTTCTGATGACGTACGCAGCTTCTAACTTCTGTCTGCTGTGGGTGGGAAAATGAGCCAGCAAACGAATATTCCCGTAAGCCATCCGTGGTGCTGGGTGGATATGGATGGAACACTTTGCGAAGATAATCACTATCCCCGCTTTGGAAAGCCGAGGCCGGGAGCACGAAAAGCCCTATATGAATTTAAACACATGGGCCTACGTATTATGGTTTTCACTGCTCGTACTGCAATGCTTGGGCTTGATGGAAAATATCAAGACGTGAATCAAGTCATTGAAGAAATTAAAGCGTGGGCTCAGCACAATGACATTCCAATTGACTACGTGTTTCCGTTGCCGAAACCAACGCACATATTGTTTGGTATCGATGATCGTGCCATTTCCATTGTAAATCCGCCAGATCCGAGTATGGATCACGAGATGTATTGGCAAGATGTTGTAGCTACTGTAAAAGCGCGATTTGGGCATAAGCTGCAGAACTGGCAGCGGGAAGTCACGCCGACAACGTTTGGAGTCCAGAGTGGAAGCTGATCGATTAAAGCAATTTAATGACATGATTATAGATGCGTGGCAGCATATTTATCGAGCGAGCCAGGATTTCATCTTTTGTCAACGAGAACGCTGTGGCGGCTCCCTGACAGCCGAGGAAGAAGAGCTGATTGTGAGTGCGTGGATCTCAGCACTAGCTGCTGTCCGACAGCAGATTGTGAAAACGGCGGAAGCGCGGGGCTACGAAGTGGAGCCGTTCAGTTTCCAGCAGATCGAGAAAGAGACAAAGATGCTGGAATCCTGGTTGTCCAACGTGAAAGAGAGGCAAAGTGGAGAATAGTGCGCGTGCAGTAGCTGCTGCACACGGTATGGCAAAGGCTGCGTTAATAATCTCGGATGAAATAGGGGAAGTGCCTTCTCAAATAATAGTTAAATTTAATGACGGCGCTACATTTTCAGCAGATTTTGGAGAGAGGAAAATCGATGCCCAGACCAATTAAGAAGCGACGAGTAGACACCATGGCCACATTGAAGGACCATGAAGGCCGGCTGCAGCGGATTGAGAAGCTGTTAACGCATATCGCTCAAGAGGCGGCAGAAGAGCAGAATCGGCTGATCGTGGCACCGACTGGCAAACAGACGGCGATTGTCGGAGCAATGAAATGATGAACGCCATTCAGCATCCAGATTTTTCTGAGTGGAAGTGTTCGTTGTTTGGTGCTCATCAGGGCGACGGTATTGTGTGGAGGCCGTTAAAAGGCAAAGAGCCGAATTGGTTTTGGAGAACAATGCAGTACTTGTGTTTTGGTAATAGGTGGACGAAAGAGTGAAGACTATCATTGCCGGGAGTCGCACAATCACCGACTGGCAGATACTGGCAGCGGCGATTGAGGCGTGTCCGTGGGAAATCACGTCCGTGATCAGTGGTGGAGCAGCCGGAGTCGATACCCGGGCTGAAGAGTTTGCCAGGGACTGCGGGTTGCCGCTAAAGGTATGTCCGGCAGAGTGGAAGCGGTACGGGCAGGCTGCTGGACGACTGAGAAATGAATACATGCTCGGGCTAGCGAATCGAGTGTTGGCTGTGTGGGATGGGCAGAGTCCTGGCACGCGGCACATGATTGCGATTGCGAAGCGAGATGGAGCCGAGGTTTTTGTCTATGAGTATCATGCGGACACTGGAAAGACATTTGAAGAGCATTTTCCAGCACGAAACACCCGAATCGGCAGTCGGTAGCAACGACTCTGAGCCGTTGCGGAACATTCTTGCCGGCGTGCTGCGAACGGTACTACTGGTATTTGCTGCCGGCGTACTGGTGTATACGCTGGCCGTGATGTCGTTCATGTGGTGGCTTGTGGCAGGGGGATGCTGAAGTGGGTTACAAATGAGACGCTGGCTAATTGAATTACTGGGCGGATACGACTCTGGTGCAGTATCTCAACTTACTGCAACGATTGAAGAATTAAAGTCAAAATACAGTAGGTTGGAAGAGTGGGTGAGAGAGACAGAAATTGAGACATTGAAAAGCGGCAATATGCCAGCTCGATTTCTAGATGACGCACTTTACCCCGAGTGTTTACTGTCGTCTACGTGGAATAAGGTTCTGGCTCAGATGTTTAAGCCTCTCAAACTATCGCAGCTGGTGGGCAAATGAAGTGGCCGTGGGTGAATCGTAAATGGCTAAAATACAGGACAGACGATTACAACACTTTGTTAGGCGCGTTTGTGCTGTTACAGCGTCAATTTACTCAGCTAGAAGGTGATAGGGATTACTTCCGTGCAGCCTACTACGACCTGCGTGACATCGTGGCGGAACAGCGGGCAGAGATTGAGCACTACAAGAAGCTGATCAACGGAGAGCTGGGAGACAGCCCGTAACATGGGTGAGTATAACGAACAAGCAGAATGGGAGCGTGACTACATCCCCGAACAGCCAGAACGTAGAGTTTACACACTGCCACAGGTGGCACAGATCCTGCAAATCTCTGAATATCGAGCCTACGAATTGGCTAGACAAGGCAAGCTTCCGCATGTTAAGATAGGCCGACTGGTACGAGTGACAGCAGAACAGTTGGAGGGCTTCCTACATGGCGTGCGTACGGAAACGAAGAGGGAAATGGGTCGCAGATTGGCGTGACGGAGCTGGTCTCCGTCGCTGGAAGACGTTTGACACCAAACAAGAAGCCGAAGACTTCCTTGATATCGAGCGTCCGAAGACTCGCCAGTGGTCGCAGCCGGTCGTGGCAGCGAATATCAGCCTGGACACATACACGCAGCACTGGTTGGCTACCATCAAAAGCACTGTCCGAGAGAGCACTGCTGATAACTACCAGCAGCTGCTGCGGGATCATCTCCTTCCCACTTTTGGCACACAACCCGTTCGCCAGATCCACCGAGGCCGCATTAAGTCCCTGCTGGTCGATAAACTTTCTGCAGGACTCTCCAAAAGCACCGTCCGAAGCATTCACGCCACAATCCGATCCGTCCTGCGGGCAGCCGTTGATGACGGTCTGCTGACGGCTAATCCGGCTGAGAAGCTGGGGCGTCAGCTTCGACTCGTTACGTCGCACACAACGCGGCAAGAACAAATCAAGGCTATGACAGCACAACAGCGGCAGACGTTCCTGACGGAAGCCAAGAATCACGAGCGTTGGTATCCTTTGTTCTGCCTCCTGGCCGGCACAGGGCTACGTCTCGGGGAGGCCCTGGCGCTGCAGTGGGATGACTTGGACTTGGCGAATCGAACGATCCGCGTCTCTCGGTCCTACTCAAAAGGCCGGCTGCAGCTGCCCAAGTCTGGGCATGGTCGAACAGTCGATATGTCGATGCATTTGACTGCCGTGCTGTCGGACTGGCAGAATCAGCGGAACGCTGGTGTACCGTGGGTGTTCCCTAATTCAGCCGGAGCGACCTTGCGAGACGGATTTGTCCGCTGGGCCATGTCCCGCATCCTGAAGGCGGCTGGGCTCCCTCAGCACTTCTCGCCGCATTGCCTACGGCATACCTACGCCTCCCTGCTCCTACAGCAGGGGGAGGCCATTACGTACGTCCAACGGCAATTGGGACACGCCAGTATCCAGCTTACGTCAGACACGTACGGGAAATGGCTGCCTACGATCAATCACGGAGCCGTAGACCGACTCGATGCTGCCCAATAAAAAAGGAGCCCCAAGCGCCTGCACGCACTTGAAGCTCCCACAAGCAGGGTCAGACGGAGGGCAGCGACCCGAATCCGAATAGCCTGCTTGCGCTCACTAGCGTAGCCGAGACTCGGCAGATTGTCAACTTGGTGGTAGCAATCCGGTAGCATCGGCCACATCCTGCACTACGCAATGCGTTGTTTCTTCACATGAAATCCAGCCGGATGTTCGCACTTATATAATTCGCTGTCACCTGCGTCAAAACCCGCATCCCTGCGATTTCCTTATTGTGGCACATTGTTTGCTGTTGGGCTAATTTAGTCAAGCCTGGTAGCACAGTGGTAGCACAAGCCCACTCTCTGACGGAATAAATCCTGTTGACAGTGGTTTTACACTCTGCTAGGATGGAATTCTCTTTGACTACGGAGGGTACAACAATGGACGGAAAACGGAAAGAGGCCCTGGCAGAAGTGATGAGCGAAATTAACGAGCGCATTGCTAAGCTGCAGCAGCTTCGAAATCTCATGTTGGAAGAGCTAGACACTGGCATCGAGCCGTCTCTGTTGGAGAAATTGGTGCCACCGCCACCAGAGGATACCGCAACGCACTCGAAAGGGAAACAGACACGAGAGAAGCAGCTAGTGTCGTATCTCTCGAAGCATGGACCTGCCATGCCGGGAGACGTGAAGCGGCATCTCAACGTGGGGTGGAGCACCGTCTACTACCTGATCAAAAAGAAGGGATCACCTGTGAAGCAGCTCCCGGATGGGAAGATTGGATTGCGGGCGGATGGGCAAGAAGCGAAATTAACGACCGGCTAACATTTGAATTCGGAGGGTGTTGCCGCCAGTGCTCTGCACCCACCATCGGGCTTGTCGAAATGGGCCAAGACTTGCACAGGCGTATGCAGGGCCATAAGCCAGGTATGTGACAGCTAACGGCCCTCCCATTCCATACCCTGGTGCTCCGGTCAGCGTCACCCATGTGTCGTTGCCCAGTAAGACTTGCATATTCACAGAGCAAGAGGGGCTTGTGCCCGCTTCTCGAATGACGACCATTGAGAGGCGATTCCAGGGCTCTCCAGACCAATAGTAGTCGCACCCCTTCAATGTGGGGCCGCAGCCTGGTGTAATAATTCCAGAGACATCGAGAAAGAAGGTAGGAGCCTCCATTTACTTCCCTCGCTGGATCTTTTCTTGCCCTCTGGTATAAGCAGCCACTCCCAACACTGCCATCATTGCCAACCACACTTCTGACGGAATATCGACCGGCTGCAGGCCGGCATTTTTGAAATACGGCAGCAGCATGTAGTTATTGACAATCGTGCCGGCAAACGAGAAACCAACAATGGGACGCCACGACTTTTGCATCCAACTGTCAGACGCTGCCTCCGCTCGCATCGTGGCATTCACCGATTCAACGAGCTTGGATTCGACTTCAGCAAATTTGCTCTGAGCGGCCAAGAGTGCGGACATGGCTTCGGCTTCCGCTTTCGGATCTTTCAAGATCCCCGCTCCCTTGAGCACATCGACAACTGGCCCGATCAGGGCGCTAAAGATATTCATTATTTCGCTTTCGCTCGCTTTCTCGGTTTCTTCGTGGCTGCTTTCATCTCTGCGAACATCTGAGCATCCTGCAGCTGATGCGAGTGAAACTCGTCTGTCAGCTTCGTCAGCACGGCATGGATCTTCTCTCCCACTCTGTCAGTACGAGACACCATCCAGTAGAACATCGCAAACAGGAAGCCCACAAAGGCGAAATCCCATGCCCACGAGGGCAGTACGGACAGGTCCATTATTCGGCCCTCCGTTGAATACGGAGATTGGCCTGCGCTCGCAATCCCGCTCGCAGGATCTGCTTTCCTGACATCAGGACTTCAGTCGGTCCTAGCGGATCACCAGGCGCGGCTGGACGAGACGCGCCAGTACGTGTATCACGGATCGTTAAGCCCTCCGGCTCCTGCGTCAGGTTGCTCAAAACACCGTAATTTCCTTTCAAATTCCTGTCAGAACGCCTCGCTGGGAGCCGTTCCCCAGCATACCCCTTCACTGGCGCAGATTCTGTCGGTGTCGCAGCTCCTGGTGTCTCCTGCTGCCCCGGTTGCAGCAATCCTTGCAGCTCTTCGGGAGTGATTTTCGTCACCTGTGCCAGCTGCTCAGGGCTCATGACCATCAGCCGGCCCAGCATTTCTCCGGCCTGTCGCTGTTCCTCGGGTCGCATCCGCCTGACTTCATCAAGACTCTGTGGAATTCGCATTTACCGCTCCTGAATCATATTCGCTGGACTGCCAGGCTGTGCCGCTGCCGGAGCCTGCCAGCTAGGATCAATGGTCAACTCGCCGTCCTGTGCAATCTCAACGGCAGCATTCAAAATACGTGTGGCCAGGCCAGCACGAGCCGGACTGCCCAGCGGGAGCTTCGCTCCCCGCGTCAGCCAACTGGCCGTCTTCGGATTCGTCAGCATCCTGGACAGCAGATTCGGCGCAATAAGGATTGGCACAGCAACCGGAGACGCGGCAGAGCCGCCCAGCAGCATGGCACCTACAGCTGCACCCTGCCCGGCCTGTGTCAGCTTGATCAGCACTTCACCGCCTCCCTTGGGGGAAGCTTGCGTCATCTTCGCTACCTGAGCGAATTGCATGATGGCTTCCCGCTGCTCGGGGGTGTAGAGTGTGTGCATCGTTCGCTGGACTTTGGGATTCGACAGTCTCGTGGCCAGGACTTCGCCGGACAATGGACCTTTCGTTGATGCAGTGGCCAGCGCATTAGTGAACCATCCTGCGCGAACGGCGTTCATAGCTTTCTCGACGTTCAATGAAGGATCAACCTGCTTCGCGTATTTCAGCGCCTCCTGCACCTGTTTGATCGTCGTGACATTGCCGGAAGCCGCAATCGTCTCGCCAATTTTCTCTGCCGGCATTTCTTCCTTCAATAGCCTGGCGAGGAATTTGTTGTCGAAGACTCGTTTGCCTTCTTTATAGAACGCATTAGCCGCACGCCAATCATCCGCCAGTGTCGCATGGCCGGAGTTGATCGCTGCCGCTTCCATTGACTCATCAACAGCTGTTACCAGCTCTGCATAGGCTCGACGCTCGCCGGGATTCTTGGCTTGCCGCTTGGCAGCTGCAATTTCAGACCGAAGTGACTGCGCCTGCTCAAACGTAATAGACTGTACCGTTCGCTGCTTCGTTGTCGGATCAACCGATGCAAAACCCTGCAGACGTTTCATCATCTGCGAAGCAGCTCCTGTTTTGCCGACATTCTTGATCTCAGCAAATCGCTTGAGCACGCCAGCAGCCACATCCACAGCCGGCGTCATATCCACTTTTACACCAGACGTATCAAGCGCCTGATACATCTTGTGCCCCGCCGCTTCGTACGCTGCTTTACCGCCCTGCAGTGTATCCTGCAGCAACGCACCGATTTCCTCATCGGTTAACTCGCGCAACGATTGATCGGCCAATTTCTCAGCTGTGCGCTCAGAAAGCTTTTGAACCGCGATTTGCTGGCGTTTCCCCGCTGCCGCCATGCGGCCAGCGCCACCGATACCGCTTTCCGCTACGCCGGAGACAAATCCGATTCCTCGGTGTTCAGGCACCAACTGATGCGGGAGGAATTCCCCGCCCACTTCTTTGAACGCCTGTGCCGCCTGCTCTGTGCCGGCCTCAATCGGCATACGGGTGGGCTTGATCAGCCGATTGATCGCTCGCATGGCCACCTGGCCCACGCCTTCAAACGCTGCCTGCCGGCCTCCGGCTGCAACCATTTTTCCGGGGTCAAGCTGCTCACCTGTCGCAGCCTGAAATCCGGCTTCACTGGCTGCTCCACCGACAGCGGCTCCAGCCATACGGCCTACGGCCTGCCCGACTTTTGCCGCTCCAGGAATGCGGCCAGCTACCGCTGCCCCTGCAATCCCTCCAGCTAACTCGGTCAGCGTGCGGGCATCAGACTCGCCAATTGCTTGCTCTCCCTTCTGCACAGCACGTTCTGCAGCAGGAGCCAGCGCACTCAAGCCACCAGTCGGAGCTTGCTTCGACGCCAAGTACGCATCAATCTCTTCGTCTGTTTTCCCAGCTGCTTTTGCCGCTTGACGAAATCCAGCTTCATCAAATGCCATTTAGGGCCTCGTGAACTGCTGATACAGTGCATCTAGATCAGTTTCTTGCGGTGTGCCTGTAATCTGCTCAACAAACGGAGCGGCTTTCCCGGCTGCCAGCTTTGCAGCCTCCACGATTGTAGAGAACCGCCGATTCTTGTCTGCCGCCGCTTGTGGACTATCATTTAATTGTGGGAAGTACGCCGTACTCAAATTCTGTATCTGCTCTTTGGTATATGCCGCTCCTGTCGCCAATGTCAGCGCCGCATCAAGTGCATCCAACTGTGCAGCATTCGCTTGTTGACGATTAGCAGAACGAAAGAAATTAGCCAGTGATTCTGCGCCCGCGGTTTGAAACATTCGCTCAAATGCTCCTGGTTTACCAGCTGCATCAGGCAATGAGTCCAACACATTCAATGAGTCCTGCAGTCGAGTCGCCAAGACTGCAGCTTTGCGTTCACTCTCGCTAATCTTGCCGTCGCCCTCGCCCTTCGGACTTCGGCCTTTAACCTCTTTCCCGCCCACCGTGATAATCTTCCAAGCTCCGGTTGCCGGATCTCGCTCGATGGCTGCCTCCGTACCTTTGTCATCAATCTTGACGCCAGTGCGAATTTCAGGAGCCGGAGGCTCTGTGCCTTTCAACGCCCGCTTCCGGATTTCATCCGGAGTCAACGTCGCCAGCTCTTGCTGCTCAGCCGACAACGGCTCCAGAGCTTTCTGTTGCGTCTTCAACGCCTCTTCGCCTAGTCCAAAGAATGCCAGCTGCTCAGCCAGCGCCTGCATCCGCACATCCTGCGGGACTTCTTCAGGCAGATTTACCACAGCCTGCATCGCTTTTGTTAGCTGAGAGGCTTTATCATTCCACTCTGTCAGCGGCTGCACCTGCTGCTCAGCCGGCAAGAGGCTGTTGAGAAACGGCAGCAACGATTTATTAAATAACTCAAGCTTCGCTTGTGGAGCCGTAATCTTCTCGTCGGCCACAAATTTCAAAGCTGTCTCAGCGATAGCCTTCTGCTGATCCATCTGCGCCTTCGTCAGCTCAACTTCCTGCTTCAGGACTTCCAAAGCCTCGTCTGATTTCTGCTTCATCTCGCGCTGTCGGATCTCGCGGAGATTGACCATCATGGATGCCCCAAGCTGCAGTCCTTGCAGGAACGGGGATGCTAAATCTGCTCGTGCCATCTCACTCTCTTATCGGGGAAGAACACCAGTGACGCCGGCAAAGGCTCCCTGCCCAGCCGTCAATCCGGCTGCCGGCCCAAGTAACGCTCCGGTCCCGGCTCCCACGGCTGTGCCCAGTAAGCCGGTCAGTACACCAGACCACGGAGAGCCGGAATCCTGAGCCTCAGCTTGCGCCTGAATCAATCCAAGCTGCCGCTCATAATTCGTCTGTGCGTACCGTGGAGCCAGAATATTCTGAAAGCCCTCAAAGCCTGCTCCAGCTTGCGTCGTCGGAGCCAAGATCGTACTTAATACACCGCCGACTTCTCCAGCCCCTGCTTGACGAGCAATCGGTCCTGCCGCCAATGGTGCGGTAATGCCCACCTGTCGAAGTCCAGCTCCGACACCCGCTGCCTGCGCCACAGGAGCCCGTCCAGCCTCTTCAGACGCAATCTGCGTCCCAAGGGCCGACGACACCAGCCCCTGCCCAGTCTGAATCCACGAAAGACGAGCCGATTCCTCGATGCGAGTTTTGGCTTCCATAAATTTATTCATTGCTTGGATGCCAGCCGTGCTCTTCATGAAATTCGGCCCAAGCTTTTGAGCCAACACCGCTTTCAACTGCTCTTCTTGATCCTGCAGCGACTTCGTGAGCGCAGGGTCCATGTCGAATTTGCCCGCCAATGCATCGAGTTGTTTCTGCGTTGTCGTCTTCGCCAGCTGATACTGCTGCTGCTGCAACGGCGTCATTTGCGATACCATGTCTTCTTCCGACATGGGATTCAGGCCAATCAGTGTTCCGGACTCGTCGTACTCCGGCGTGAGACCGGCACGCCGGTACAGCTCATCCTGCACCGTGCGAGCAGACGCGGCTTCCTGCTTCGCCAGGCCCAGCGCCTCTTGGCGAGATGCCTGCAGCGACTTGATTTCTTCCCGAGAGAGATTCAGCTGCTCTTCAAGAATCGCAAGTTGACGCTCCGACAACTCTCTGCCGGATCGCATCGCTTCTTCAATTTGTTCCTGAACTCTGCCGGCAAATTCTTCTTGCCGCTGCTCTGTGCCGGTCGTCCGAGCCAGATTCACCCACGAAGAGAGCCCTCGATTAATTCGAGCTTCGACGGATTCTCGACCTTGACCAATATCCTTGAGGAAGTCAGACGACTTCGATAGAACAGCTCCCACTTGCTCAGGAGAAAGGGTCGCTACGTTCAGCGACTTAGCAACCGCATCCAGGGCTTGACTCAGTGCCGCCTGCTGCTCAGGAGTGTATCGAGACAGCGAGTCTGCGTATGCCGAATTGATTTCAGGAGCAGAAGCGGCTGCGGGTTGCTGCTCTTGAGACAGTACGCCGCGTGTTATCCCACTTCGGTTACGATTAAATACATCCCTCGGATTAATTGCCATTGCTCTGTGCTTCCTTTGCCAAACTCAGGCAGAGTCGTTCCACCTGATCACATCGGTTGAACCACCCCTTGCCGAATGTCGGAAAGTGGGGTCGAGTACGATAGTACGCTCTCCGTGCCGCCATGTACTCGCAGATCATCTGCTCTACATTCAACTTCGTCATGCTAGCTTCTACCAGCAACTTCCAGCCTCGGGCTCTCCGCACTCCGCAATTCACCGCTGCGTCAAATACGCATACGTCGAAGCCTGCCGGAAGATCGTCGCAACCAGACGGCGCCCAGTACTCTCGACGATAAATCTCTCCAGCCTGCTCTGCCGTGAGATTGCGAATAGCGACATCTCCAGAGCCGTTACCATCGACATCTACCATGCCGTCAACCTTGCCGTCACGCCGATCTGTGATACCGAGATTGGTTGCCCCTCCAGGGTCTTGCGGATGATTCACGAAGCCGCCCTCATATTTCAAGACATGCTTCAAAGCAATAGGCCACGTTGTACTCATAATTACGCTGTCCCGTACGCAATCAGTCGGGCTTCGATATTAGATGCCGAACAGTTTGCTGTTCCGCACCATGCCGAGATAACTAGAGTTAGTGTGCCGCCAGTCGCGCATTTCAACAGCAGCGTCATTGGTCCACCAATCGGGATACCACTTGATGCAATATCTGTCCAAAGCGTATTTGAAGTGCCACTTAATGCCGTTGAAGAGCTGGTGACATATCTAACCACCGCTGTGCCAGCTGATTGACGAATCCTTGTCTGAAGCCATGTCGTCGTGGCTGCTCCAGTTGCCTGCATAAACAAATGCAACTGAATAATATCACCAGTCGCAACTGTTACTGAGCCTAAAGTGATTAAATCAGTCTCTGTCGTCGTCCAGGCTGTCACGTCTCTGGCTGATGTATCAACACCAGGAGTCGGTATTGCCGTAGCACCAGAAATTGTCCCGCCCACTACAAGATTCCCGGCAATGTATACATTGCGAGGGCGAGTGGCACCGGGAGCACCAATATCGTAAGTATTGTCAACAACTCCAAGCAAATGCCCACTGGACGAAATTTTCCATCGTGAAACTCCAGTAGTCGCCAACTCAAAAGCGTGAGCTGATGCTACTCCAATGACGCCACTATAGGCGGCAGAAGAAGTAAATAAAGCGCCACCTGAACTTGATTCTCTCCCCACATATAGTGCGCCGCCCGTATTCTCAATTTGAACACGGGCACTATTCGTTCCGGTAGAAGAAACAAGTTTAATAATTCCTGTGGCACTCTCCACGTGCAATGGTGTAGTAGGAGATGCAGTACCAATGCCGAACCGCTCATTGACTTCATCGTAGGCTGTGGTGCCTGCGGCACCAAAGATCACTTTGCCTTTAGTTGCATCAGACGTAGACTTCAGCGTTAGCGTGCCGCTGGCCGACTCACTACCAGTAATTGTCGGCACAAAAGCACTCGTCCCGAGATATAGTGTGCGGGGACGAGTAGCACCAGAAGCGCCGATGTCGTAGGTGTTATCATCCCCGCCAATTAAATGACCATTTGCATCAATTCTCCACCGTTCTGCAACTCCGGTATAAAAACGCAGCGGTTTACTATTAGAAGCTTCAACATAAGCTCCAGTCGCATCCTCTCCTAATTCAGCGTACGAAGACGTAGACAAATTAGTAGCACGTACTGCAAGACTGCCGGCCCTAGATGCCTCTATAACAGTTGAAGGAGACGCCGTACCTATACCAAATCGCTCGTTGACTTCATCGTAGGCTGTCGTACCAGCATTGCCGAAAATGACTTTGCCTTTGGTAGCGTGTGACGTTGATTTCAACGTCAATGTTTCGCTGGCTGCTGTGCCGCCAAAAATCACCTGCCCTGTCGCTCTTCCCGCTAACAGCGCATACTGCGTGTGGTCATCGTCCGTCAGTCCGGTCGTCGCAAGACCGTGATCTAACGTGCCGGCCTGCGCTCCAGTTGACTGATGCGAGTGGTCGGCTGACTCAAGGCGATAACCCGTCAGCGCCGACTCGGGATCAATGTACCACTGTGCTTCACCAGTAATTTGCTTGATCAGATAGCGAATGCGCTCTAACTCACCAGCCAACGACGTGGCCTGAGACTCAGACGAAGCCGGGTAGGGGTCTGTGACCGTCCGCATTTCCGTCACGGTTGCTGAATAATCGTCACACCCGGACGGTGTAGCATTATCAATGTGGTTTTGGTGCTCCGTGTTCCGTTCAGCCGCTGTAATCGTCTGTCCGGTCACTACTGTTTCAACTAACGAGTAATTGCCGCCCATTACAGGATTCCCCTTACCGCCATACGCTCATTCGCCTTCAAATGCCGCTTCTTATCTGATAGCGACTTCCCTGCAAACGTCATTTCCTCAACCCATGCCAGCTTGATTTGCCGCGTCAACTTATCCTTGTCCACCGGTACACTACTGCATTCCTTGCAGCGGAAGATTCTTGCGAACGAGTTTGATCCGGTTGAGACTTTCTGCTCGTGAAAGTGACGAGTCCGTACCAAGATTGGAACGACCACTCGGTTTCCAGCTTCGTCAGTGACATATCCAAGCAGGTTCTTCTTTTCGTCTACAATGGCCTGTTTTCGTAGCACCCGGCGTTTCATTGGCACGCCGCAATCCATGCACCGGATCTCTGCGAGTCCATATTCATCGAACGTCACATAACTTGATTTATCGGTTGGCAATGGTACTCAGGGGCCGCAACCCCAGCTCCTTGAAATCTGTCATCAACCGTGCCGCAAAGAAGTCTTCGCCGGCATTGTTATTCCGCACACGATACTGCAGCCGAGTGCCGATGTAGTTGATCGGGAAATCTGCAATCAAATAATCGTCACCGCCATATGTTGCTGTACCATACAATCCAGAACCATACGAGCCGGCCTCCGTACCGAGGCTGACTGACTTCGTGGTTTTGTAAATCCCGTCCACATAAATGTCAATTTCCAGCTCGAAGTCACCTTCAACCACCGAAAGCACATGGCCATACTTGTATCGCTTTCTGGATCTCGGATTTCCCTGGTGCAAATGCGTTGTTGAAAAGCCAGCTTCATAATCAGCACTGTCGTCAGATAACAGCGACTCATCAGAGTTGAGATACCAGACTTTGCCAACCGGGCCACCTGTCAATACACGAGAGAATGACTCGGACGGCACTTGCCCGTACGCAGAGCATGTCGCCCGGAAACCTGAGTCTGACGCGAGATTATCCTGCAGCATCCACGCCTCTTCAGCCGGACGGTCGATGAAATACAGCAGCGCCATATCGACAAACGACGAGCCGTCCCGAGGAAGAAACCAATAGACACAGCGCAATTCAGGATCGTAGACCGAATGCGCCTCGTCCAATCTCGTCAAGTCGATGTTGTCTTTAATCCACCGATGTACCCAAGCCGGACGAGCCACCGATGCCGCCCGGTAGTCTCCGTATTCTTGCGCCGTCACCACGCTATAAATGTCGCCCTCACCGACCATTGCAAATAGGTCATTCTGTGTGCGACAAATCAACCGCCAGTACTCAGCCCCGCCTGTCCACTGCGCCCGGTCCCACGTCCAATTCGCCGGAGTAGCATCTGAGTCGTCGATAATGAATGCCTGCGTCTTCGAGAACACAATCAACCGATTCCCAAATTCCACCCCGCCAATTAACCCGCCGGCTTCTCCAACTTCGACAGACACAATCTCCACGTTCACATCAGAAAAATCATCTGAGTCTGCGTCAGAGTAATACACTTCGTTCTCATGGCCAGGAACGCCGATAGCGACGAGCCGATTGCTATTGCCTGCGCGTCGAATCAGAAATTGCTTCGGGCCTACCATACCCCAGTCAGTCGGAATATTCGAGAGTGCCGCGAACGAGCCGCCTGTGGACTTCCTCGGTGTCGCTTCCACGCATGTGATATACGCCGTATCATTGAACACAACACCGGAAACCGGGTTATTGGCTGCGGCGTACGTACCTTTCGCCGTGCCCGTCAACAGATCATAGGCATTGCCTACGTCCGTTACACCCATCAAATACGTCGTCCCATCAAGCTTCTTGTATGGCAATACCACCTGCAGAAAACCATTGTCGGGAGCCGTGACAGAGTGCGTCGTCCCTCGACGTTTTTGGCGTCCACCATCTACAAAGATGATATTGCGGGTGGGGTCCATCATAGCCGTCTCAGCAGCCACGTCGATATTCTGTGGAAACTGAAAGCCTCCCCGGTCCAGAAGGAGGCTGTGCGTAACGCCCTTCATCCCCATCGCTTAAATCCCATGTACCGGCAAACCGCCGCCAGATGTAAACTTCATCGTGCGTCGTCCACGACGCTGCCGCTCATCCAGCTTTGCCGCCGTCAAAATCGCTCGTTCATAGTCAGCTTCTGCCTTCACCGCCCGACCGTCACCCCGCTCAAGCCAGGCCCGATAACACAGACCCCAATGTAGGATCAGCCGCCATCGGTAATAGATGTCAGTCATCTCTGCACTACTTAAATCCAGCAAATCAATGTCGATGTAGTAGTCGAGCAGCCCAGCCATTCCCGTGTCATCGGGCGGACAATTGAAGACGATCTCTTTATTGAATTCCGACCACGAGTCTGGAATGCCAGGCTTGTTATTCAATTCTCGGTCTTCCCAAAAGGCCAAGCCCAGCTCTCGTTGCGTCGTACCGATCACATAGCCCGTACTCGCTGCAACCCCCGTCGTAAAATTCGAATCAGGAGATCCGACTTTCGTTGAATCGTTATACGATGAAATTACCCGGTACTGGCTCGCGCCTGTCCCGCTAGTCGTAATAATGTAACGCCCTTCGGCGTCTGCTTCCGTCACATCTTCATCAGCCGCAAGCGTGAACGAGCTAACACTGCCGGTTTGCATCAGACCATCGTGCCCGTAATACAGTACGAAACGAATCCAACGCGAGTAGTCAGACGGCAGACTCGCCGTCACCTTGTTCTCCGTCAGCAAGATCACAGCTGTGGCTTCAAGCGCTTTCCAGTCTCGACGGCTGGCCACGTCACGCAAAATCTGCGGAAACCACTCGTCCCGAGCCCGGGCGTACTTCTCAATAGAATTCGACTCGTTGAGGGCTTCCCGAATTAAGCTGGCTTGTGTCGGTGCAGATGGTGCAGCCATGTCTTATTGTTCCCTCGGCTTAATTACCTCAGTAGGCCGGTCCATTTCCTTCTCTCGGGGCGTGACAAATTCCTCGTTATCCGCCATCATAATCACCTTGTCTTGATCCCACAGTGCTTGGGCTTCACCCTGCCGCTCATCGTCGATGTGCTTCAACCCCTGTGCAATCATGCCGTCCAGCAGGTACTTGTGCCATTTCTTCTTGATGCCTACCAATGTTTCAATGTCTGTCACGCTATCAGTCGGCAACGTAATCTGCTCGTAGAAATAGCACTGCAGCACAGGCAACGAGCCTGTAACCGGAGTTGGATAAACGTAGACTCGCCCGTTAAAGAGAGCAAACATCGTGGGCGTGCCTGTCGCACTGTCTGATCGCGCATCAAGCAACGTGTGAAGTGATACTTGATCGAGAGGCTTGCCGATTGTGCCCGGAGTAATAATCAGGCCCTTGCTATACGACGCAGGCTGCGCGTAGTCTCCTATGCTGTCTACTGTCGTAATTGTGTCTGTGTCTTCGTTGAAGCGCCAATAACCAAGTCCATCAATCTCAAGTAGGATGTTATCCAACCATTCAGAAGCTTGAGTTGTGAGCGTCGAATCGCCAACCGTTTCCAAGCAGCGATCCATCAATTGCTGTCGTGTCACTATTGCGCCTCCATTGCGCGGTTACTGCCTTCTGAAATTCCCTAACGAAGCTGGCCGGCTCCCCTCGTTTCACTATGTCGCCCTGTCACCAGGTCATTCATTAGGGAATTACAGAAAGCCCCGAGGGGCTACTGCTCCCTCGGGAACCTTCCTTTCCTTACGCTTGCGGCGTGACCAGCACCAACGCATGATTAGAGCGATACAGCCCCACGCCCCAAATTGCGTCTACGACCACCTTCCACGCCAGGCTGTCCACAAAATACTGCGCCTGAGTGCGAACACCCTTCTGCATCGCCAGGATCATCGCATCCTTGTGAAACAGGAGATTCGCGTCATAATCCGTGGTCGTGTCGTCCGCCGTAATCGTGGCGGTATTGGTCGTCACCAGAACACGCAACCCGAAGACCGGCATCTCGAACATGCCGCTCACCAGCGGGCTCGAAAAACCGACCGTCTGCATCTCGCTCAGCCGAGCAATCCCACGCAGCACGTTCAGCTGCCGAGGATTGATCACGAGGTAGCGATCCTCTTTCGGGACATCCGCCAGATCCAAAGTCTCCAACGCATTCCGAAGACCCTCTTCGGTCAGATCCGTCCCATTGCCCGCGTTAGAAGCGGCGCTCGCAGACCACGACGTGCTACCGTCGCCTCCGATGACTCGCGTCATCGAAGACTGCAGATCGTGCAACGTCGAGTCGATCTTGCGAGCCATCGCGTACCCAGCCGAGCGGGTATATTCCGCCCGGAGATCCGCGAAGCTCTGCACTTCCGCGATGTCTTCAACTTTAAACGCCGCGTAGAAGTGCTTGTCGATGTTGAGATCAAACTTCGTCTCAGTGAACGTCTCAAAACTTACATCCGTCGAAGCCGACTTCGCAGTCGTACCAAGCTCAGACAGATCCGGGATATGAAGCGTATCCCCCGCTTTCCCGACGAAATTGATCCGCTTGACCAAATTCGCCATGATCAACTTCTTCCGGAGAAAATACCGAATCTCCGGTCCCCACAGCTCAGGAATAAAATTCGCAGCTGTGGTAGTAGTTACATTTCCTGCAGCCATTGCCCAACGCCCTCCTTAGCGTTGTCGGCAAGGCTCCTTACAAGTCTTGCGTGTTACAGGTCTTCCCGTACTCGCCCTTCTTGCCGAGCCTTGACGATCTCGTTCTGCAGCCGCTGATATTGAGCCGTGTCATGCTCCATCATCCACTCAATATCAGAAGCTTTCCAAATCTTGCGTCCGTTACCTGACGCCTTTTTGCCTTCAGGCATCGTCGCCCTATCCACTTGTCGTTGCGTTTCTGACGCCGTTTCCCGAGCTTGCGTGCCGGCTTCTACTTTCGCCGCTTGCACCAATTCTCGGTAGGTCTTCGTCGCGTTTTGAAACTTCTCCAGCAACGTCGAACCTTCTGCTTCCGACGCCAACCCTTCAATCGCCAATGCCGCTGCGCGGTTGCCTTTCAAGTCCGAGCATTCTTTCTCAAACCAGCCTTGGACTTCTTTGACCTGCTGTTCCTTAGTCTTAGCTTTCTGCTCGCCCCTGACTTTGCCCACCGCATGTTTCGCAGCCAAATCGACGATCTTTGCTACCGCCGTCTTCGGACTGTCGAACAATTCCTGTTCCAGCTCTTTCGGAATCTCCAGCTGTTCATCCTCGTCCGACGACTGCGATTGAGGCTGTTTCAGGCTCGCCATCTCCTGTGCAAGCCGTGTCGCATGAGCCTCCAACTCTTGATACGACTTGCCCATTTCCTCAACCGTCTTGAATTTCCCTAACAGCAGCTCCGACTGCACCTGCTCTTCCGATTTAGCTTGTCCTTTCGGGGCTTCCTCGGCTTTCTTCTGCTCTTCCTTCTCTTCCGCCTCCACTGCCTCAGCTCCGCGATACCGAGCCGACGACGCCCGAATCGCGGTATCACGCACTTCAGGCAACTCCGATTCGTCTACTGGGCCAATCACGCGCTGCTCAGGCTTTCCTTCGATCACTGCTTCCACTACTCGTCTCTCCTTCTTCGGGTTATCCACATGCGACATTGCACGCGGGCCTTTGATCAAGACCGCAACAAACTTACATACGTTGTAAGGATTACGTTGCCTTACTCAGGGAAGGCGTACACGTAAATACTGTAGACTACGGGGCCAGGAGTCGTGCCACCCACAACCAAGTAGTGCCCAAGCTCCTGCCCAAACCATCCATTGCGAATATTGCCAGCCGCCAAGGTCTTCACGCCCTGATCCGCCCCAGCGGTATCCACTTTCATCGTGCCGGATTCCAACGAAGACACGCCGGGCACTGCCGTAGTCACGCGGTTCGGACCACCGATGCCAGAGTTATGCTGCAGCATCGCCACATACTGCTTCGCTCCAGTCGAAGCGATTTGCGGAAAATGAATCAAGTCCCATTCATAAACCAATCCACCACGCTTTATACGAGTCGTGACATAGAAGTCATACGTCTCGTTCGCATCAGTGCGATCCGCCGACGCAATATCCAACACGACCAGCAAATTCTGGATGTGGCCAATCTCTCGGCTATCGTACTCGCTGAAATTGGCACTCTTTGAAAGATTCAGCGCCGTCCCAAGATGGATCAACGATCCATACGGCAATTTGTGACTTACGCCCACTGTGCAACTCCCCCTCGTTTAACTGCCCGCTCTGCCACTTCCGGCGCTCCTTCTGCTCTCCGCGCTCGTTTGATAAAGCCCAGTAAATCTTGATGGGCTTTACAATACCCCAGCGTGTACCAGTATCCCTCTTGGCCATCCGACTTCTTGATACGATTGAGGCGAAGATCCATCGAGCCATTTGTCCGCAAATGCTGCTCGAATGCCACCAAGAACGCATCCGTCTGTGGAGACTTCAGCGTCCGGTAGAAGTCTTCTGGCTCCATTGCAGGCGGCGTCACTCGCACTACCCGGTACTTGCGAATCACCGCCAGCAACCACTGCCACACCTTACGCATTCTGAGCCTCAGCCATCGGATTCGCTGCCGGCGCATTCATAAACCGCTGCGCCTCAGCCAACGCCATATCCATTGCCTGCTTCGCCTTCATCTGTTCTTCTGTCAGGATCAGCCGGCGATTCGTGATTCGAGACAGCCGCCGTACTTCCTCAGCTACTTCCCGTCGATTCAACGCTGCCGACATCTCTGGATCTTGCGCCATTACTGCCAGGAATTCTCGCAATGCCTGCTTCTGTTCCTCTCGAAGAATGGCCGTCTGCGCTCCGGTATACTGCGCGTAGTACCGTTCCTCTAACGCCTCGTCAGGAATCTCCGGGTTGCGCCCGTACGTAAATTGCTGAATAGACTCCAGAGCAAAATTCAGCGCAGGCTCAATCATGCTCTCGCCCAAATGACGGAGTGTCGCATTCAACCGCGCAGACGACCCTGCCACAATTTGCTGCGTCTCATACGCTGTCTTCCGCCCTCCGGGGAAGACACCCCGCATGTAATCGCTCGCTCCTGACGACTGATCGCCTCTATCGCGCAGCATCGCAATTTCCTGATAGGCCAACGCAGGATTGCCAGGCGGCGTCAGTGGCTTGATGTTGTTGATGTCACCAACCGGAATGCCCTTGCCGGGCTCCAACACCAAATCAGACGGCTCAATCGTCCCGTCGTCTACATAGGCAAAGGCGCCCATGATGATCAGGTTGAGGATGTCTGCCTTCTGATTCAAGAACGTATTGATAAGCGCCTGTTGCCCTCGCAACGCCTCCAATGGCCCACGGCCATACGGCGTGAACCAGAGGCTGCTATACGTGCCGAGAAAACACGGACGCCCACCGAAGTACGGATTCTCTTCAAAACGCAGGCATACCCCGCGATTGCCGATCACCGCAAGCGAGTCCTGGTGCATCTCGCCATCAATCACGATGTCGCCGTAGCACACCAACAGCTCAATGTCGAATTGGTCTTCCGGCTTGTACTCGAAACCAAAGATTGCTGCTCGACTAACCTTGTCTGACCGGCTTCGATCATCTGGAAGGCCAATCGTCGCTTCGAGCTGATCAAGATTTTTGTACAGCTCTTTATGCTGCTTCAGCTCATCGAGGCTCGTCTGCACTCGCCAGATCATCATAGAGCTGGGCGAGACAACTGCGTGCGGATCAACCACCACGTCAAGCACGTCCAGCGGCTCAAACGCAAAGTTGTCGTACTTCACTTCCTCAACGCGCTCGATATTGCGTCCACGACGCATCCGGCGCATCCGCGTCTTCCGACGCCACGGCATCGTAAATGCTGTATTGCCAAGCACCGCAAGCTGTGAAGCCACTGGCAGCAATCGCTCAGAGAAATTCGCCTGCACAAGCCGGCGCTTCAGCTCTTCCTTGACGATCTCTCGATACGCTTCACCGCCAGGAGAGAGATGCTGGATGGAGAAATAGTCTTCATCCAGAGGGAGCATCTGCGTCACCAGCGCCGAGCCAATGGCATCCGCAATCTCTTGGCTCATCGTGTCGCACACCTTACTGCGCCACGGCCACCCCTGATACTTCGCAGGATCAACCCAGCACAAATAGTTGTACAAGCACTCCTGCCACACCGCTTCTTTACTTAGTCGCTGCTCTTTCCACCGTTCGTACGCATCGACAACGTATTCAACAACCTTTTGCGGATCTCCGTTATACTCAGCCATTACATCCCTGTGTTAATACCCTGTCAGGCTCGACACCGGAGCCCGCCGTCCTGGTGTCGCGTACTCACTGGCCGGCTTCCGATACTTCCGCCCGCGAGTCGCGTAATAGATCATGTATTCCAACGCATCAACGGCGTGATCGTCTCCGACCGTATCGCCGTATGTCCCTTCCTGCCGCGTACCTTCTTTCCACTTCAGCAGCTGTATCTCGCGGATCAAGTTGGGACATCGACCACGGAAGATGTACAAACGGGGATACTTCGCTACGCCACCCCCGCGCATCTGCACATGGTAGGGCGAGTGATAGTCGCGGGGCTCCAACATCGCCATCACGCGATCCCTCCGCGACTTCCGGTCTACGCCGGCATCAAGTGTCGGGACGCCGTATGTCCGCCAATCATGGGCCAACTGCTTTCCGAGCGCATGATGGTCCGACACTCTGATAACCCTCGGAAGAGGCCGATCCGTGGCCTTGACCACCGCCGTGTGGACTTCCGTAGGGCGATTACTCGCGTAGTATTCCCGAAAGATATAAAAGTCGCCGGCACTCGACTGCCCGGCCCACAACACCGCCGTGGCGTCTCGATGCCCGAAATCAACTCCACTCCAGTATTTCCAACTCGACGGCAGCGGGAACGGATCAACAAGATGCACCAGAGGGCTATACGCCTTGAACACGCGGCCCTCGTGAAACGTCCACTCCCCGCCGAATTGCTCCAGGAAGGCGTCTTCAGACAGCTCGCGTCGAGCTGCCTCAATTTCCTCTTTGTTGTAGTGCGGCGTATCCCATGCCGCACGGTGGTACAACGCCCATTCTTCTTTCCGGGCGTCTGCATTCATCTCCGGCATTTTTAGCTCTAACTCGTAGAGCCACGCCCCGGAAATATCAGGCGTCGTCGGGAAGATCACACTTCCCATTCTCGATGAAAGAGTCGGACGCAGATACCGATACCAGGTATCTTCCTTCTGCTGCGCCGCCTCCGACATGATGATCCAGTCGTTCTCTTCTCCGACCAAACTCAGCGGACGCTCTGCCGACTTGCCGATGACTTCCGCGCCCCAAGGCATCCTGATATACAGGTCACCCATCTTGGCGTTATGGTGCAGCACGTCGGGCCTCGGCAGCCCCACTTTCTTGTGCGCCCGCTCCAGAATCTCGACCACGTAGCGAAACTCTTTTTCCGCCAAGTCATATGTCGGGCCGACAATCCAGCCTCGGGTGTTAGGCACAAGAATGCCGCGTCGATGGGCCACAGCCCACTTCGCAGCCACAAAGCTTTTGCCCGTTCGACGAGCAGCGCGATTGAGGATAAACCGAGCCGGAGACTGACAGATCCGATCTTGAAAGTCATCGGTGGCTACCCCGAGATCCTTGAAGAATCTCGCGGAGTCAAACTGCACTACGTTGTCGGCTTATTTGCGGAGGTTTTCGAGGGCGCCGCGTAACTGTCTCAACCGCGCCTTTTCTGCTTCCGTAGGCACGTAGTCAGGATCAGTCATGCGTAATTCGATTTCCTGAATCTGTTTCCGCAACTGCAATGCGGAGCCGGCTTGCGCCGCCCCGCCAGTACCCAACATGCTGGGCTTAGGACGTTTTCCGAATGGCATCCGTTCCGCTTTCCTCAAACACAGGTGGCACTCCAGCCGCCCGCAATTCCGTAATCGCTAACCAGGCAATCCCATCAGCCTCAGCCTCGAAATCACCCCGCTTGGCCGGATTCCACCGACCGTCCAGCACATGCAGCACATGAACCAACTCGTGCGCCAGCACGAAGTCAGCCGTCCAATCGCCGGTATCTTCCGTCAACTGCACCGTAAACGACGTGCCGCTGATGTGTCCATTCGTCACGCCATAGCACTGGCACACCTTCTGCACCAGCGCACTATCGCTCCCCTGCCACTTGACGATCAGCAGATCCTCCGGGAACGACGCATTCACGCGAGAACGGCCAAACCTGACGTGATACTGATACAGCACCTGCGCCATCAGCGCCTGCATCGCTGGATTCTCCTGATCCACCAACCGAATCTGGACCGGCTTCTCCGCTTCCGCTGTACTGTTGCAAGACATCGGGAGCAGCAGCCCCAGTACCACCCCCAGCACCATCGCCTTCTTCGACAACCACCGCTTCACCATCGACTACTCCTGCCTCTTCTCCACCCTGGCGTTGATGCTCACCTGAAGCTGCTGCTCCGTTCGTCGTTTCGACCTTGACGTGGTATTTCTCCATGACGGCCTTAAACTGCGCCACAATCTCAGTCGGCTTGCCCTCCAGGATGCGGGCTGTATCAATCGCTTTCGCCGCCGCCTGGATCTTCTCTTTCGCGTCCATCTCGGCCAGGTCGCCGGAATCAATCGAGTCCAACAAGACCTGTGCCAAGATGTACAGCTTATCCGCCTGGTGCGTCTTCACGGCCTCAGCCATTGGCTTCAGCCGTTCGACTTGCTGCTTCGCTTCCTCAAACTGCGTAAACGTAATACCGGCCTGCGCGACCGCTTCAGCCGTGGGCAACCCCATCGCTGCCAACGCCAGCGCATCGAGCGTCCGTTCGTTGACAGTGGCCTTCTCCGCTTTCCGGTCTTTCTTGACCGCCCCGCCCTTGTATGGATTCTTCCGGTAGCAGGCCGCACATACGTCTGACTTCCGGTTTCGGGCCTGCTGTCGGCCTATGCGCCGGACTTGCTTACATTCCGGGCAAACCACCTCCACACTTAATGCCATACAGCACTTTACCGCTGGTTATCAATCTGTTCTGCCGGCGTTGCCCATCGACAATTACCCGGCTCATAGTTGCCGTCTACATCAATGCGATCAAGCGTCTTGCCAACCGGTCTTACACCCATGTCAGCTAAAAAGTTTTTAAATTCTTGCCAACGCCCACACACCGCAATACCACGACGGCCATAATACTCGAAACTGATATGCTGAGCATTTGTACAACGCTGAATCATCGCAGACCACGAATTATATGTGCGGCTTTTGTGGCCGTCAGGACTATGGCCGTGCTTTTTCTTTGTTTGTCGCCTTAGACACCCGCACGACCGCGTAACACCTTTCAGCAAGTGCTTCTGATAAGCTATTGTAAATTCGCCGCAACAGCACTCACACAACCACGTAGCCATAGAGCCGTGTCTAACTGACCATGGCCTCATCACAAATAGTCTGTCAAACTGCTGTCCGTGCAACCCCTTCATACCCTCCTGACAGTCTCTGACAGCTGCTTTATTCCAGCTTACCCCACCGTGCTGACGTATACCGCTTCAGCCTGCACTAACTCAAACGTCAAGCTATCTGATGCCCCAGCCGTCACCATAACACCGACGTAATTATCATAGCCGGCATTGTCGAAACCAGACGACACCGTATTCACCACTACACAGGGAATCGTCGCATGACCAGTCGAAGCCAAATTGTGCGTCAACTGAAACTGACCCACGAGCACCCCGGACGCGCCCACACTACGGCACGTACACACGATTTCAATCAACGCCTCGTCCGCCGCCGCCGTGCCAGCCGGCTTCGTAAACGACACCCGCGCCGTCAATCCAGCCGCTGAAGCTGTCTTACCCACGCCAATGTCGAACGTACTGGCAGCCGTCCCAGCCGCTGTCTTCGTCATGGCGATCCGCCAACGAAACTGCGCCCCTGCCACAAATTTGGGCACCAAGATGTCTGAGCCCGTCAGCATGACACGAGTCGTGTCTGTCACCGACTGCGCCGCTGTCGAAAAATTCCGCCCCACGAGCATTGAAACCAAATCAGCCTCAAAACTCTCATTCCGCGTCCCGTACCGCTTCCGAAGACGCGCTAACCGCTCTGCCTGTGTTGCCACTCCCTTACTCTCCACTCTCCCCGATCCGGTCGAGGGCACCGTCAGTGACACTTTGCCACTTTGTAACAGCATTATATCACACTTCAACCCCCACTGTCAAGCACAAAATGCACGCGCCTGTCACAATTTCGCAACATACTGTCAAAAACGGCAAAAATGGTAAGGGGAGGACTACTACAGCTTTTGCCGGGGGGAGCTGGGGGCTCTATCCCCCGTCATTTCTGCCGGACGGGGTTCAAGCTGTTGATTTTCTGCCGGATTTCTCTGTGTGCAGATATTGGAATTGCAGCTATATAGCTTATATATGCAATAAATACAATAGCTTGCAGTGCTTTTACTGCCGGATTGCTACTATTCTGCTACCACTTGCGCCTGCCTGCATGTTGCTACTAATGACACAGTGTCATTCGGGGGTCTTGCTATTATCTGCGAATACTACAGCTAGTGCTTACAGTAGCTTATAGCACTAGATGTAGTTACTGCAATATAAGCTGCCACTCAATGGTCCTGTCAGTATGACAGGACGCACCTATCAGCTGCTTTGGAGCGATTGCTTCGCGCTGCTTCGGCGCCTTGCGCGCCGTCTGCTTGTGTGGCAGCGCCGTATTCGCTGCTCGTGCGCGACTTCGCTAGGGTAGCATGCCTGTCAAGACCTACTATAGCACAGTTGACAGTCATTTGTCAAGCAAAAAATGACAGTGGGAGTAAAAAAGATGCGACAAAAGCACGTGGATGCCATTCACGACATTAAGCAACGTATTACAGAGTCCTTACGTGTTCCAGAAGACTGGAACAAACGGCATCAGGAACGACAACCGAAGACTTGCCAGCAATGCGGCAAGGTTAAGCTCCGTGCTTCATTTCGTTCCGGCTCTCAGGTCTGTATTGCCTGCACTGACAACTATTGTCAGCTATGACAGTAACAGCCTACATATTTTCCCTTGACACTGTGACAGCGGGACGCTAGAATGGCACTACAGTGTGGCATGACTCTAGCACTATCACAGTGGCAGGAGGGCGCGAACGATGAAGAAGCAAGAAATGATACTGAAAGCCATTGAAGACTTGAAAGCGTGGCAAGAGGGGCAAGCAAGCAATACCCGGTTTCAATCGGGGTTTCGTCGCGGACTGGCAATAGGGCTCAATTGGCTTGAAGATATCCGCGACACTGTGGAGGATTAAGCCATGACGAAAAAAGACTTTGAATTGATCGCTAATTTGATTCGTGTGTGTGGTAACAGGGGGAGTATTTCTGCTCACAATCTAGCTATTGCTTTTGCTTCCAGGTATCCCCGATTCAATGCTAAACGCTTCCTTAAGGCGTGTGAAGGAAAGGACGGCGAGTCATGAAAGCTCTAGTCGGTCTGGCGCTGTTTTTGGCAGTCCTGTTCAGTGTTCACGCAGCTGTGGGCTATCTCTTTAAGACTGCTACTCCTGGTTACGCCATGAGTGTGCAACGTGGAGGTAAATAACAATGGGCCAAGGCCAAACATCTTACACTGGAAAAGAATT